TTAGGTCCTTTCACTGCTCACATCCGCAAGGACTGCGATTTGAAGTATGACGAACGAATGGGTAGCAAGGAGGATTACGATTTCGCTTTGCAACACCTTCACCGATATAAGAAGGTTTTGCGGCTTAACAAATTTCACTATTATTGCGATCACGGCGACAACCCAGGCGGTATCGTGTCAATGCGAACATTGGAGTATGAAGTCGGCTTTGCGCGGGCTATAATGAATAAATGGGGCGAGAAGGTCATCAAGTATGACCTCAACCCGACAAAGATGTCAGCTATTTTGAACGGCAAGGTTAATGTCCCGATCAAGGGAGTATAAAAATATGGCAAGCAAAAAAGACGCAGTGCGTGAACAATTGATTGATGGAGTGCAACGCCTTTTCGTAATGGGCTTCAAAAAGCCGTATCAGATTATGAAATTATTGCCTGCGATTTCCGATTTCCGCACGGCGGATAATTATTTGCGGATCGCGCAACGGCGACTTCATCGTTCATTGACGAATATCAATCACACAGAGGAAATTAAGAAGCAGGTGCAGATTATGGATCAAGCCATCGGCGAATTGTGGGCGCAGTTTTTAGTGGCATTGGAAGTCAATGAAAAAGTCAGTTGCGTCAATGCTATTGAAAGGTTGCTCAAAAGCAAAGCCGAACTTTTGGGATTGGAAGCGCCTAAGGAATTGAAAGTTCAGTCGCAAGATAGTTTGTGGGATATTTTACAAAAGATGCCCGAAAATGAACGAGAACAAATCATCAAATCAATTGACGCCTATTCTGGCAAACAAAAGCCAACTGCGTGAGGTTTTGTATCGCCGTTACCTTACGCGGTTCATTGAGGATCAGATTTACCCATATGACGATGAGGCGGTAAGGAACGATTGGAAGCTCGGATCACTTCATAGGGAGTGGGATAATTTGTTGCAGAAAAAGAAAATCCGCATCCTTGCTCCGCGTGATCACCTCAAAAGTTTTTATTTCAGCATCGCCTATGCACTGATGCGTGTCAGGTTTATTCCTGATGATGAGATTTATATTTTCAGCAAAACGGACAGGCAGGCAGTCAAGATATTGGATAAGATCAAGCGCATCGTTAAGAAAAATCCTGAATTGGATTTTTTGAGCAAGGGTGCAGGCGTGGATTTTTGGAACAAGACCGAGTTGCGGTTCAGTAATGGCGCAACGATTTACGCACAGGGTTATCAGACAGCAGTTCGTGGCGCTCATCCGCGCCTTATTATATTGGATGATCCTATTGGAAGTGAGGTTGTTTATTCCGATGAGCAGAATTTGAAGGCGAAGGAAAAGTTTTTTCAGGATATTTTGCCTATCGCCGAGCCTGATACGCAGATTATAATTGTTGGATCGTTGCAACGCGAGGATGACTTGTATCACGCACTTGATCCGAAGCAGTATGAGTTAAAGACCTACTCGGCAATCGTGGACGAGGAAAAGCATTTGACGCTGTATCCCGAAAAGTGGGATTGGGAAAAGCTGATGGCGCGTAAGCGTGAGATCAGTTTTGATTTGGGCGAGAAGTTTTTTGATAAGGAGTATTTGAATTTACCAGTGCAGATCGTGGGAGGGCTGATCAAAAAGGAATGGTTGAAGTATTACGAGGAAAAGGATTTGCCAGAGGGCGATGACTATATTGGTTGGGATTTGGCTGTCGGCAAAAACGAAAACGAGGGCGACTACGCGGCGTGCGTGGTATTCAGATTGATTAAGGACGGAAGTTATTATATCCGACATATTTACAGGGGGCGTATTGATTTTCCTACTCGGTTGAAAAAGATTTTGGAGTTAGCCAGTATCTATCGTGATCGTAAGAAAATTCAGATTGAGGAAAACACCTTTCAGTCGGATACAGTTCAGTTGCTAAAAAAGCAGACGAGTTTGCCGATTTTCGGTATCAAGACGACACGCAACAAGGTGCAGAGGTTCACCGAGGAGCTTGCGCCGTTATTTGAGAATGGGAAGGTTTATATTTTGCCTACGATGAAGGAGTTTGAAAGCGAGTTGTTGACACTACCGCGTGGAAAGCACGATGATATGAGTGATGCTTTTCTAATTGGCAAATCGGGCTTGGGAGTGAGGGTCGCGCCGCGTGTTAGTTGGATTTGATTTATGCTATTATTAAAGTAATACCCGTCAGGCATTTCTATGGCAAAGAAAAATATATTTTCAAAATTGGCATTTTGGCGGAAGGAAAAGGCACACATTTCCTTTCAATCATTTTTTGGCGGTATTGTCCCGCCCGAAGCAACGACATCAGAGCGTTTGAACTCATATCGTGATTGGGCTTATGCCTGCATCAACGCGATTTCAGAGGAAGTCGGATCGTTGGAATATCGGCTTTTCAAATTGACTAACGGAAATTTGGTTGAGCAAGATACAAGTCCATTGTTGGACTTGCTTTACAAGGTCAATCCATTTCAGACGAAAAAAGAATTTTTGCAGTTGCATCAAATTTATAAAGAAACGGCGGGCGAAAGTTTTTGGTTTTTGGAACGCGGCAAGGATAATCCGAAGCCAACTGATCCAGTAAAAGAAATTTGGTTGTTGCGTCCCGATTTGGTTGAGGTCATTCCTGATGATAAGACTTTCATCAAGGGCTATATTTATATGGTTGGCGGCAGGAAAGTCCCATTTTTACCGCACGAGATCATTCATTTCAAGTATCCTAATCCGATCAATCCGTATCGTGGTTATTCGCCGATGCAGGCGGGGGCGCTTTCGGTGGATACACATAATTTTGCATCGCAGTGGAACAGGAATTTCTTTTACAATTCGGCGCGTCCTGATGGTGCGTTGATGACTGATGGTGAATTACACGATGATCAACGCAAGCGTTTGATGGGTGAGTGGGAAGCGCGGCACGGGTCACTAAAAAACTCGCAACGCGTGGCTATTTTGGAAGGTGGATTGAAATATGAAAATATCGGTGCGTCCTTGAAGGATATGGATTTCAATAATTTGAAGGATAAGACGCGTGACGAGATTTTGTCTATTTGGCGCGTGCCGAAAGTCCGATTGGGAATGACGGACGATGTGAACAGGGCGGCGGCGGAGGCGAGTGATTATGTTTTCAGTTCACGGGTGATCAAGCCGAAAATGCAGGATATAGTGGATACGCTTAATGAATTTTTAGTTCCGATTTATGGGGACGATTTGATTTTGGATTTTGATGACCCGACACCTGAAAACCGCGAAGCGACAGTTAAGGAATATGAAGCTGGTCACAATCGTTGGCTCACGACAAACGAAATTCGTGGTTTGGAAGGTTTGGAGGAAGTGGACGGCGGGAATGTTATATACCAGTCAATTGCACTATTTCCTATCGGTTCAGAGGCGGAAGCAGAGGAAGCAAAAAGAATGATGGTTAAGTTGGAAGGTAAAAAGTTTGTTGATGTTCGCAAGGTGAAGCGGTTGGCAGATTTGAAAGCGAAATTGTTGGCATCGCGTCCGCGCCGAAAGGTCATTGAGGAATTGCGGCGCAGAATTGAATTGCAGATGGGTCAGAATTTGAAAGCGAAGGATGATGGCGAGCAGAAAAAGCAGGCGGATCGTGAAGCGGAGTTGTTGAATGATGTGGCGAAGGCGAATAGTGAACGGGATTTTTACAAGGCACAATCAGAAAAAAATGCAGGCGCACTGGATAATGAAACCAAACGGGCAGATGAAGCAGAGCGTTTGGCTAAGGAGGCGCTGGACTTAGACGAAAATGGAAAACGAAAAGCAGACACAACTCAAAAAGGAGCTTGAAGCCCGACAAAAGCGAGATGCGCAAAAAAGGTTTGCTGACCTTATTGCTGAAGCTGTATCGGGACAGGTCGCAGTGCATTTTTCAAAGATCGCTGATGCGTTTGGAATTTTAGCTGAACAGGTCAGTAAATTTGAGGGTGCGATTAACGAGGCAAAAAATCCTCCTTTACAGAAAATTGAAGGCGAAGTCACGATTGGCAATCCTGTGAAGGAGGTGACAATCAAAAATCCTGTCAGCGAGGTGGCTATCAAAAATGTGAGCGAGATCGGGGCGGAGGGTGTTAAAGCGGTTGATAGTTTGCACGATACGATGCGTGTTTTGTTGCATACGATTTCAAGATTGGAAAGTCAGGAACACGCAAAAAATACAGAGCAGTTGGATTATTTGAAAAAGTTTTTGGTGGGAGTTTTAGAAAAGCAGAGTGAACAGGCAATTCCGTTTTTGTCGCATTTGCAATTTTTGTCGGATGATCCGAAAAAGCCGCTTTCAGTTCGTTTGAGCGATGGTGAAAGGTTTTACAAATCTATCGCTAATGCTGTTTTGAGCGCGGGCGATGCCTCAAACAATAAGTTGGATGAGTTGAAAGCCATATTGCAACAGATTGAGGATAACACTGACGGATTGGAAATCACGGCGGATAGCATTAATTTGAATACCGATACATTGGAGGCGAAGGTGCAAAGCGTCCGCGATCAGTTAAATGTTTTGTTATCCACGCGCGCGAGCGAGGCAACGCTCATTCAGGTTAGGGATTATTTGGATACTGTGGAAACAAAGTTGCAGAGCGTCATTGATAACACGGACGGCGTGGAAGGATTGCTGACTTCAATAAGAGATTATGTTGATACGCTGGAAATTAAACTCCAAACCTTAATAGATGAACGCGGCAAAGATAATGAACAGATTGAAACAAGGGACGGCAAGGCATTTTCGGCGGCGACTAATCTTGTCGCCATAGTCGGCACAGGCGAAACAGATTTTTATTTGTTAAAAAATCCGACTGGTTCAGGTAAGAAACTTCGGCTGTTATTATTTACAGGAAACATTGAAGGCGGTGGCGTGGGTCAGGTTTCTAACTTTCGCATTTATAAAAATCCGACAATCACAACGAATGGGACGGCATTGACTATCGTCAATAAAGATTTTACCAGTTCAACGGCTACTGTTATGCAGGCGTTTTCCGCTCCGACAATTTCAGCGAGAGGAACTTTACTTGATGTTCGGACTGCCGCTTCGCCAACAGATTTTAGTTTTGATTTAATTTTAGGCGAAGGACATAGCGTCTTAGTGTCGGTGGACGCTACACTTAATAACACACTCCATTCGGCAACGGCGGTTTGGGTGGAGGAATAATTTTATGTATTTATATCGCACAACAATTTATAAAGATACGAGCAATGTTTTGGGATTGAATATCAGCCAAAACAATACTGACAAAACTGATTTTGAAACCAATTATAAAAACACGGCAATAGCGGTGAGTAATGTTGTGATTTCCGAAACTACTTTTTTGACTGAATTGTCCTATGCTACTTTCAAAACAAAAGTAGTTACTCCCATTTTATGGAGTGATGTCAAGTATACTGATGACGGGCTGCGATATGTCTTACATATATCAAGTTCAATTCCATTATGAGATACGAATATAAAGTGGTAAAAGTGGCAACCACAACAGCAATCGCCACAATAGAAAATAGTTTGAATAATCAAGGCACGAAAGGTTGGGAGGTCATCAGCGCAGTTTTAGTCGGAACGGATTATGTCCTTTATTTGAAACGGCTGATCGTTAAATAGAGTATGAATATCAAAATCGTGGCAAAACAAAATCAGCTTTCGTCAGATCAAAAAGCCGTGATTGTTGCTGGCTATTTGAAACGCCTCAATCGTGACGAGGCGAATTTCAAGCGGCGATTGAACAGCTTATTCACGGCGCAGAAAAATGAAGTGTTGCGGAAATTGCCGCAGATATTTTTACCGAAGGGTTTGGGATTGAAAGCGGCATATTTCAAAAATCATCAAAAGGCAGTCAATGATGTTTTATTTGACGAAAGCGAGCAGGTGTCGGTATTCATTCGTTTTGAGCGTCCGATTTTAACCGAAAATTTGCGACAGGCGGCAGAGGAAATTTATGGAATTACTGGTGAGGCGTTTTCTAGTTTTGATTTGCAGACGAAACGGGTTGCCGCATATTTGGAAAAGCAATCAAAGAAATTCGCGAAGCGTGTAAATGATACAACTATAAAAGATTTGCGCCGTGAATTGCGGTTAGGTTTGGAGGATGGCGAAACATTATTGAGTGATTTTCAGGCGCGTGTGGAAAAGGTTTATGACAAGGCAACCAGTTATCGGGCGGAAAGGATCGCGCGGACAGAATTGGGAAGTGCGGAAAATTTTGGTGAGTTTGAGGCTTATCAACAAAGCGAAGTCACGGAAAGTAAGGAATGGGTCACAGTAATTGATGATCGGACACGCGGCAATGATCCGAATGACGAGTTCAATCATATTGAATTGGATGGCGAGGTTGTTCCAAAGAATGAAAGGTTTGATGTCGGTGGTGAATTTTTACAGTTTCCGCGTGACCCAGCAGGGTCGGCAGGCAATGTTGTGAATTGTCGTTGCAGGACACTACCTGTTTTCCGAAAGTAATTGTGCTATACTGATTTTATAAGCCCTCAATTTCAAATCAATGACTAAAATTTATGTAAAAGCGCTCGTTGAAAAGGTCAACGATGCAGATGGAGTTTTGCAAGTGAGTATCGCGTCAACTGGCGCTACGGATCGTCAAGGCGAAATAATTGATCAGGGTGGTTGGCAACTGGACAACTTCCGAAAAAATCCTGTTTTAATGTGGGCGCACAATTACGATATGCCTCCGATTGGTAAGGTGGAGGATATTGGTGTTGTTGAGGGTCGCCTTATGTTTAAGGCAAAGTTGGCGACTGAAATCAGTGCGTTCGCAAAAGAAATCTATCAGATGTTTAAGGAAGGCTACCTCAATGCGTTCAGCGTTGGTTTTCAGCCGCTTGAACGAAAAGATGGGGACACATTCAAGAGCGTTGAGCTTTTAGAAATTTCCGCCGTTCCTGTTCCTGCAAATCCGCAGGCGTTAGTGATGATGAGATCACTCGGCTTCAAAGCGGTGAAAGGGGATCACGCAGTTTGTGATCCTGACAGTTCAGAATATGATCCCGACAAATGTGCCGAAGCGATGAAGGATAAACCGAAGGAGGAAGGAAAGGGTGTTGTGCCTTATGCAACCTATCCGACAATTGATCGCGCGTGGGATGCGGATGCGGCGCAACAGCGTATGCGCGCGTGGGCGGGCGGGGATAACATTGATTTCGGGAAATATGCGAAAGGGTTTGCGTGGTTTGATAGCGCGGCGGCAGATCAGTTTGGATCATACAAGTTGCCTCATCACGATATTGTTGATGGTGATATAGTCACGAATTTGCGCAGTGTGATTGCCGCGATGGCGGCTTTGCTAGGCGCGCGCGGTGGCGTGGATATGCCCGAAGCAGATCGCCGAGGTGTTTATAATCACCTTTCCAAGCATTATGCAGAGTATGATCGTGAAGCCCCTGAATTTCGCTCATATAATGATGAGGAATTGGCTAAGGTATCCGCAGGGTTACCGAGCAATTATGTTTTAAGTTTTGAAAATCGTGGGAAAATCAATTTGACTATTGAAGCGCTAAAAACTGCCGCAGATGCGTTGCAGGAACTCGCCCGATTGGGTGCGTCCTTCACCGATAATGACGGCGCGGCGAAAGCTGGGTCGGGCGCATCGGAGGAAAAAGTTATCCGCATAATTTCCACCGAAGCGAAGCGCGCGGTGCAATCAATTGAAAAGATAAACCGCGTCATCAAGATTGGTAGTCCCTCAAAGTAAGTAATACAAAATAATAAAAAAAACAAAACAATGGATAAAAAAGAAGTAGTTTTGTCAGCAGAACAGCTTGCGACTATGATGGCAGATGCCGTCAAAGCGGCTGTTACTCCGCTTCAAGAGAAAATTGAAGCAGGGTTTAATCGCAAAGACATTCACGGCGATCAAGTTGCGCCGGAATTGAAGGATTTGAAGGGGGTGGAAAAAGCCGCCGCGTGGTTGAAAGCCCTTGCAAAAGGTGATTTCGCTACTGTGAAGGCTTTGTCCGAAGGTGTTGGTGCAGATGGAGGTTTCACTGTGCCGACTGAATTTCGTGCGTTGGTTGTTGAGAAGTTGATCAAGTCCAGCGTGATCCGTCCGAACGCTACGACTATTCCGATGAGCCGCAATAAGCTGGAAGTGCCAGTTGAAGGTGCGGCGGTCACTGCGTCTTGGAAAGCCGAAAACGCGGCGTTGTCCGAAGCTAATCCGACTTACGCGCAGGTAGTTTTGGATACCAACAAGCTCACGGGCTTGTCCAAGATGAGCCGCGAGTTATTGTCCGATAGTGCAATCAGTTTGGTGAATTATGTCGCAGAGAGGTTTGCGCGAGCTTTCCAAATTGAGGAGGACAAAGCGTTTATGACTGGTTCGGGAACTGGCGAGCCGAAAGGCATCCGTCAGGAAACGATTACCAGCACAGCGCAGGCTGGCGCGAACTTGGTTGCAGATGATGTCGTCAAGTTGTTCTATTCGTTGCCGAGCCAGTATCGGAAAAATGCGAGTTGGTTGATGCACAACGATGTGATCCGCTTGGTTCGGTTGCTTAAAGACACTCAGGGTCGCTATCTTTGGACTGATGGTTTCAATGATGCCCCAGCGACAATTTTGGGTCGTCCTGTGTTAGAGCAAAACGACATTCCGACTAACTTGGGTGCAGGCACTAACGAGAGCGAAATTTTCCTCGGTGATCTTTCGTATTACCTCGTGGGTGATCGGCAGTCAATGGAGGTTGAGAGTTCAACCGAAGCGGGAACTGCGTTTGAAAATCATCAATTGTGGCTCAAAGTGATTGAGCGCGTTGATGGTCGGTTGGCGTTAACTGATGCCTTCCGTAAGCTCACAGCTGTCAAATAGTTTGTGGCTTGACCTCATTCCTCCGATTTTTCGGGGGAATAGGTCAGACCGAAAACAAGGTCGTGATCAAAGCAAAAATATGAAAGTTCTAAAATTTATAAAAGCAAAGTCACCTTATGCAGTCGGCGATGTCGCGGGTGTTGATGACGCGCAAGCTGATGCGATGATGGAGGAAGGCGTGGCGGAGTTAGTAAGTGCCACGACAGCCCCTGCAAAGCCGCCAAAAGACAAAGCGGTAAAGTCGCCCCGCAAAAAGAAATCTGATAAGTAGTTATGATCCCTGCAACACTTCATTCCTATGCGCTAACTGACCTGACGACAGTCAAGGCGGTTTTGGGTATTACGGATGCGAGCAAAGACGAATTATTGAAGCATCTCATCAACGCGATGACGGACAACATTGAAAGCATTTGTGGGCGGAGGTTCAAAGCGCCCGGAAGTGATGCTGTGGAGTTGGTCAACGGGACAGGCAGACCTGATATTTTCGTTAAGAACTATCCGCTTATAAGTGTCACGAAAGTTGAAAAAAAGACGAGCAATAGCCCCTTAACATTTGAGGAAATTTTGGCAGGTGATTATGTAAAAGAGGATGCTATTGGCAGGTTCAGGTTGCAGGAAGGTGACAGCGAAAATGATATTCAAAATTATCGTGTGACCTATAAGGGCGGCTATGCCGTGATCCCTGTTGATTTAGAGCAGGCGTGTATTTCGTTGGTATCAAATGAGTTTAATGATCGGAAAGCGCGTGGCATCCAGTCAGAGAGTTTGGGTCAATATAGCGTGACATACGGAAAAAATGAGAGCGAGCTTGATCCTGAAATTTTACAGGTCGTGAAGCGATATAAACGGATTTCAGTTTTATAATATGTTGAACGATTATTACAAGTTAACCGCAGTCGTTAAGCGATTGACGGCGGGCTTTGGCGGTGATCCTGACAAGAGCGACTATCAGACAGTGGTCGCGGCGTTAAAGTGCGATATTCAGCAATTGGATGCCGAGCAGTCCGCGTTTGTTGGCGGAGTTTTTGGCAGGACATACAACTTGTTTTGTGATTTAGCAACGGACATTAAGATGAGTGACCGCGTTGAGGAAGGCGGCAGGAACTTCACAGTCAAAGGCGTGCAGAATTTTGATGAAGGCACGATTGGACATATGGAGGTTATTATTGAGGAGGATTTAAGCTAATGGGTGCAAGATTTGAAATTAAAATTGAAAATGCCGATCAGTTTGAGCGTTTGTTCAGGGAAAGTCCGAAGGTAGTGGCGCGGGAAATTCACAACTCGCTTGATGAAGCGTCAGGTTTAGTTTTGCGCGATGCCGTGCGTGGCGCGCCTATTGGTGCAACAGCACAATTGCAAAATAGTTTGACCCGTGACATCAGACCTTTAGAAGCATCGGTATTTACAATTCAGCCATATGCCCCGCGTGTGGAGTTCGGATCGGGAGGGCGCGGTAAGGCGGGAATACCTGCAAGACCTGTTTCGCCTTCGGAGTTATTTGATTGGGCGCGGCGAAAGCTTGGCGATGAGGGTTTGGCTTATCCGATTTCAAAGACGATTTCAAAATTCGGAACTTCGCCTCATCCGTTTATGTTGCCTGCAAAGGAAAAGAATGAGCGCAACATCATCAAGTTATTTGAGCGAGCTATTGAAAATATCGTTAAAGCGTTGGAAACTTAATATATGTCATTCGTATCAATCATCGCGGCGATCAAATCAAAACTTGAAAGTTTAACGGACATCAAAGAAGTTTGGAATTTTGATAAGGGAAAATTCACGGGTTATCCTGCGGCGGTGGTTTTTCCTTCCGAGAATAAAAGTGCTTTTGAAACGACAACGCAAAATCGGCGAGAGTATGTTTTCACAATTCGGATACATCAGTCAATGGAAAGCACGGGTGCAACTGATCACGAAAAGGCAGATCGCATTTTGCGCGAAACAATTGACGCAGTGATTACTGCCTTTGATGCAGATTATTCGCTCGGTGGCGTTGTAAATTTTTGTCAGGCAACTCCGAGCGCGTGGGGCTATCAGACACGGGAAAGCGGCGCGGTTCGTGTGGCAGAGATAACTTTGACTTGCGTGAAGCTCGTTGCAATTTAATGAATATGCTATACTTGAATTATGAGTAAGGGTTCAAAAAAAGATGTTGAAAACGGGGAGGAGGGTGAGCCTTATTTCTTTCCTGAACATCAGATAACTATTTACGCGACATCGCAAGAGCAAGCCCTCAAAAAACTCGCGGCGATGCAAGATAAAAAATAAAAACACAAAACTATGGCTACAATAATCGGACGGCAAATAGATGTCGGTATTGGAAAGGAAAGCGTGCGCGGGACGCCTGTTGCGCCTTCATTTTGGTTGCCTGCAATCGGTAAGGATATGGAGGACACTTTTGAACTCGCGAAGGACGAAGCGGCTCGTGGCGTAATTGAAACGGACGAGGATGCGCAGGTCATCAAGCGAATGAGTGAAGGTGACATTGAAGGTTTGGTTCGGGATAAGTCAATCGGGTTGTTATTCCTTAATTTGTTCGGATCGGTAGTCACTACTCCGAACAGCCCCGAAGCGGGTGTGCATACGCACGATTTCAGTGTGGCGCAATCAGTTCAGCATCCGTCATTGACAGTCGCGTTGAAACACGCAAATGAGAATGTGCGGTTTGCACTTTCAATGTTGAGCGCGTTTGAGATGAGTGTTGAGCTTGGTGACTTCGTGAAATATACCGCCTCGTTTATGGGTAAGAAGGGGGCAAGTGGATCAGACACAGTTTCCTATACTACCGAAAATGAATTTGTGGCACAGCACGCGACAGTCAAGTTCGCGACTAACCTTGCGGGATTGGCGGCGGCGGTAGCAACGAAAGTCAAGTCGGTCACATTGAGCTTTGAAAAGAATGTGGAAACTGATGATGTTGTCGGATCAAACGAGCCGAACGATATTTTGAATAAAGAGTTCAGGGTTTCGGGAACAGTTGAATTACTTTATACCGATACTGCTTTCAAAGCATTGGCGGTTGCGGGAACTCAACAGGCGATGCGTTTGACCTTGCTGAATACTGCGGTTACGATTGGCGCTTCCTCAAATCCGAAAATTGAAATTGATTTGGCAAAAGCGAAGTTTGAGGAATGGTCACGCGATAGCGGCGCGAACGATTTAATCAGGCAGACATTGACCTTTGAAGCTTATTACTCGGTGACGGATGCTAAAATGATCACTGGAAAGTTGATCAATACGCAAGCGAGTTACTAGGAAATTGCACTCCTCACGGGGTGCTTTTTCTTTTCAGGCTTGTGCTATAATGAAGGTATGGAAAATCGTGAAACAATTACAGTTGAAACGCCAGTCGGTAAGACAAAAGTCGTTTTGAAAGCTTATTTAACAGGTCGCGAAAAGCGGGATTTGATGAAGCCGTTTTTGCGTGGCGGTTTGGTTTTAGATCAGAAGGGTGGCGCGGAGTTAAAGAATGGAATGAATAGTGATGTGATTGAGGAAAGTGAAAATATGGCTTTCCGAACAGTCATCGTTTCGGTGGACGGCAAAAAAGACGGCGAGATATTTGATAGCAAGACTTATTCGGTAGTGGATGCGGTTTTGGATATGCACGGCGCAGATTATAGTTTCCTCGTTACAAAAATTAACGAGTTAACAAAGGACGCCGAATTTGAGAAAAAAAAAATGAGTTGATGCACGACTATTTGACCTTCCTTCAAAAAGGAAGCGGTCAGATAGACGAGCGGCTGGCAATGGCAATGATTTGTGAAAAGATGTGTTGGACTTATGAACAATACATTGATCAGCCGAGTTGGTTCATCAAGTTGTTGATGCTCAAATTCAGTGCGGACGCCGATTATCAAAATAAACAGAGCAAAAAACAATGGCGGCAACAGCGCAGTTAGACATCTTAATAAAAGCGAAAGACGAAGCCTCAAAAACGCTTGAAGGTTTTGCTGACAAAGCAAAGCAGGCGGGTAAAGCGATGACGATTGCGGGCGGCGTGATTGTCGCGGGTTTGGGATTGGCAGTCAAGGCGGCATCGGACGCGGAAGTGCAGATGCAAAAAGTTGATACTACTTTGAAGGCGATGGGTCAGACTAGCGCGGCGGTTCGTAGCAGTATTCAACAGGCGGCGGATGCAACGCTGAAATTGGGATTTGATAATGAAACGGCGGCACTTTCAATTACAAAGTTATTTCAACGGACGGGCAACTTGAATGATGCCATTAAGCTGAACAATTTGGCGATGGATTTGGCACGGGCAAAAAACATTGACCTTGCAACGGCGGGCAACCTTGTCGGTCAGGTGTTATCAGGAAACGGCAGAGTGCTAAAGCAGTTTGGAGTGGAAGTTGATGAAACAAAAACCCCGATGCAACAGTTGATTGACCTTCAAGGCAAGTTGAGAGGTCAGGCAGAGGGTTTTACAACGACATTCGCAGGTCAAGCAGAAATTTTGAAGCAACAGTTTGGTGAAGTAACCGAGCAGATCGGCGCAAAGCTCATTCCGATATTGACGATGTTGTTGCAAAAATTGACCCCTATTGTGCAGTCAATTGTGGAGTGGATTGGCGAACATCCGAAATTGACGAGCGTGATTGTTATTGTCACGGCGGCAATCGGCGGGCTGATGGCGGTTTTAGGACCTTTGCTATTGATTTTGCCGCTATTAACGACTGCGGTGGGCGCGTTCGGCACAGTTTTGGCTTTCGTGGCGGCAAATCCGATTGTATTGATTATCGCGGGGATCGCTTTATTGATTGCGGCAATCGTTTTCCTCATTGCGAATTGGAGGATACTTTGGGAAAACACAAAGCTCATTTGGGACGGGATTGTGAACAACATTTTGAAGCCAGCGTGGGAAGCAATAAAATTCCTATTTCAAAGCGGGTTGGATTTTCTCAAAGGATTGTGGAGTGCGGTATGGGGCGGGATAGCCAGCACTTTCAATAACATTTGGGAGGGCATCAAAAATACTGTGAGTGGCGCGATCAGTTTTATTTCAAATTTGATCAGCCGTGTTGTGAGCGAGTTCAACAATTTGAAATCCATATTGGAAGCGCCTATTAAGTTTGCTTCCAGCATTGCGAGCAAAGCTATTTCAACAGTTGGTAAGGCGTTCGGTGTTAAAGATGCGGTGATTTCACCGAGTGGCGATGTAATCACTACTGATCCGCGTGATTTCCTCATTGCAACGAAAAATCCCGCAGGGTTATTGAGTGGTGGCGGGGTCATCAATATCAACATTGAAAATGCTTTTGGCAGTGATGTGGACAGACTGGCTACCACGATTGGCGATGCGCTCGTTCGCCGATTGAATAACAATATGCGGATTTAACGGCAATGATCCAACTCAAAATCAACACGATTGATCGGACAGCGCTGTTAGATTGGAACAGTGTGGAATGGGAAAGTAATTTGACGAGTGAAGTTGATTTGCTTAATTTTTCAATCAAGATTTACGGAACGAAAACTTATAAACCCTCATTGAATGACGAGGTGGAATTTTTTGTTGAGGGCGTAAAAGTTTTCGGCGGGACAGTCATTGAGGTGGCAACACGGATCAGGGGGCGATTGGTATATGCTGATGTTCAATGTAAGGATTTCACTCATTTGATGGACGGAAATTTGGTCGTAAAGATTTATGAGAATACGCTTTTATCGGATGTGATCAATGACATCAAAACAAATTTCCTTCCTGCGGGGTTCACGACAGCAGGGGTGAATGTCGGGACGCTCACAGTCAAATATGTATCCTTCAATTACGAACAGCCAAGCAAATGTTTGCAACAGTTGGCAGACCTGTTCGGGTTGGATTGGTATGTTGACCCGTTCAAGGATATTCATATGTTCGTCAATGAAGCGTTGGTTGCGCCGTTTAATTTGACCGACACGAACGGGAAATACTTTTTCAATTCGTTGGTGATCCGCGAGAATGTTCGCAACTTGCGCAATACGATTTTCGTGCGCGGCGGTGAGTTCAAGGGGACGACATTCACCGAAAAGGAAACGGCGGACGGCGTAGCAAAGGTTTTCAAACAGGGTTTCCGTTACTCAACTATCGTTGTAAAAAAAGGCGGTGTGACGCAGACACTTGGTATTGATAACATAAATGATCCGACATTGTTTGATGTGCTTTATAATTTCAACGAAAAGGCAGTCAAGTTCCGTGATGACAATAAGCCTGCGAATGGAGTGGAGGTTGAAGTTACAGGATTGCCTCACATTCCTGTTTTAATCAAAGTCAAAGACAACATTTCAATCGGCACATTCGGCGAATTTCAACATAAGGTGGTGGATAAGTCTATCAATTCAAAGGAGGGCGCGCGAGATCGGGCGAAGGGTGAGATTTTAGCTTGGGCGGAGGAAATGAATGATGGCAGTTTCCGAACGAAGGAACACGGCTTGCGTGTCGGTCAGGCGATCAACATTCAAAGCACAATCAGGGGACTAGACAAAACTTTTATCATTAAGGGGGTTCGCGGGATTATGAAAACTCCGACTGATATGAATTATGAAGCGATTTTGCTTGCCTCCGAAAGTATGGGGGCGATTGATTTCTTTCAGAAGTTGCTGATGAATAAAGATAAGGAAATTGAGATTAAGACGGATGAGGTGTTGGATAAAATTGAGAGCGCGTTTGAGGATATTTTGCTGACGGAAGCATTTGTTGTCCTCACGGATCACAACAGACAATTGGAAACGATCAATTTCGGTGAGAGTGTATTGGTTCAGGCATTGAATTATTCTGTTGAGTTCGTTTATGCGCCGTTTGCCCCCCCGACAGGGTTCAAGCGTGAAGGGAACTACGATAGTGCTGTTTATCAATAAAATTGCTATAATAAAATTATGCAGACAAAAGAACTCGTGAGCTTAAAAGGCATTTGGAAATTCACTTTACGCGATGTGGTCACGGGCGCAGTCAGGGTTTTGGAATACGAAAATTTGATCCCGACAGTTGGTCGTCAGCAGATCGCAAAAGCTTTATCAGGCGGGACTTCAACGGCGGCTGAAATTAAGATCAATTATACTTCGCTCGGTTCGGGTTTAACTGCGCCAGCAAATGGTGACACGCAATTGCAGACGGAGGTGTTTCGCAAGCTGGTTGCTTCGGGGACTTTTTCGTCAAATCAATTGTTCATTACTGCTTTTTATACTGCGGCAGAAGCAGTTGGCACACACAAAGAAGCAGGTTTGCACATCAACGGAACGGCGAGCGCGAATAGTGGGATTTTATTTAGCAGGGTGGCAATCAATGTTATCAAAGCGGCAACTGAAACTTTGACTATTGATTACACAGTAACAATCACTTAAACCTATGTCGCTTGTAAAAGTAAATGCTGGTGAGAAAATTTTTGCGGCAGATCATAACAGTTTGGTTGACGGGATAATTGCCGCGCAACACGATTTATATAACCTTTTTTTACAGGCATATTTTGACGGGAAAAGTCCGAACTCATCGGGCATCATTTTTGACGGATTGATTGATACGACTAAAACCGATACCATAAAAAGCAACGGGAAATTGGTTTTCAAGGCGGCAAGCGGACAGGATAAGTTGAAATTGGAAGTTGGTCAGGGTTCGCAATTCGGCGTTGGTAAAACAATCGCTATTTATGATGGTGTCAATCACGAGGAAAAAGTTATTCAAGCAGTTAACCTCAATCAAAGCGGTGGTGGCGCGGCGGCGTTCACGGAAAATTTTGAATCTTATACGCTAGGTGCTATTGGTGGTCAAGGCAACTGGACTGGTGCGGGAACTGTCGTATCAAGTCCTGCCCTTGAAGGCACGAAAACATTACAGATTTCAGGCGGAACAGGTCCTGAAAGTTCGGCATTATTAACCACGATTGCTGGTCTTACGGGTAGTATTCAGAGCTACGCTTGGAAAGTCCGATACGATAGTTATCCCTCTAGTGGCGGCAATGGTGCGGTATTTCATTTAAAGAGTGGCGCGACTGATGTTATTAATATTCGTTCAGTAGCGATTAGCGGCACAATACAAGTTCGTCACAATACTTCTTACCGCAATACGAAAGTTGGTGGCTTTATCCCGACATTGACTACGACTTATCTTTTTATCGTTGAATATAATAAAACTCTTGGTACTTATCGTCTTAAAACTGGAAGTGAACAATGGTCGCCTTGGAACTCTATATCAGCAGGCGGCACTTCGGGCAATATAGATAACCTTGAAATTGAAAGGGATCGGGTTAATGGAAGCGTCTATTTTGATATTATGCAGGGCTATAATAGCAACGCTGATGCTATTGGAATTTTTGATGAAATTGATTTGACTACTAACCTTGCCAACACATTCGGCAATGACAAAGCGAAAGACGATTTTGAGAGCTATACTAGCGGCGCGTCAATCAGTGGCTTGAATGGTGGAAGCGGATGGGCTGGTGCTTATAATGCTTTGGCGACAGCCCCGACAATTGCAGTTGATCAGTTTTATGACGGCGCGCAATCGGTCAAGATTGTTACGGGAAGTGGCAATGGTTTTGATCGGGCAATTGTAAAAATGGCTTATGGTCAGCTTACAATTCGTTTCCGCAAAGACAATGCGAGCAATCCTGAAAGCTGGATAACGCTTTATGAGGGAACGACTAAAAGAATTAGGATACAGATAAGCAACACTCCTGCTGTTCATCAGCAATATAACAATGGCGCGAGTAGTGATAGCTTAGGAGCTTACACCGCAAATGTTTGGCACACGATAACAGTGAGTTGGAACAAAACTACGGGTAAGTTTTGGGCGGCGTTAAATACGGCAGATGCCCCCGCTGAGCGCGATGTTGAAAGTCCCTCTGACTTCAAAGGTATTGATAAAATTGAGGTTAAACATATTGACGGCGTGGCAGGCAACACTTGGTTTGATTTGATTGAAATTCAACCATACAGTCACGAAGCTACCCTCGCCCGAACATCAGCAATTATTTCAGAACAGACGGGTAAAACAATCCGTGAAACTTTTGATACCTATATTGCAGGACAAGACATCGCTGGTAAAAATGGAGGGTTCGGTTGGTCGGGAGCTTGGGTGGACGCAAACGCAGGTGCGGGCATAGAGATATTTTCCGAAACTGCTCCGTCAGGCGGACAAGGCGGTTTGGCGGCGAAAACTACAAGTCCGATGGATTTGGCAGGTGCAACAAGTTATTACCGAGAGTTCACTGGAAGGACAAAAGGCAAGGTTCGGTTTTGGCATAGGCAATCAATAAGCACTGTGAGGAGTGCTTATGGTTTGCGGTTCGGCGGAACTAACGCTTTTAGTATTAGATTTATGACGAACGGCAACATAGAAGCACTAGGAACAGGCACGACAACCGTTCAGGCATATGTAGTAAATACTTGGTATGAGATTGAAGCCGAGTTTGATGCTTCGCTTGGCACAAACGGACAGGTCAAAGTTTCGGTTATCGGCGGAAGTTCAACGGCATTTTTGGAAGCGGCAGTTGATTTTACTACAATCAGTCGTTTCAATGCGTCCTATGGTGCTGGCGGCGAGCCGACAGGTGGCGAGTTTTGGTTTGATGATGTTCGGGTGATTGAAAGCGAGCAGTTTCAAGTTGGACTAAAACGGGCATTGCATCATTCCATCAATAATCGCTTCAATCAAGAAATGGCTATTGCGGGAATTTGGGTGATGCGAAATCGTCCGAGCAAATATAATTTAGCTTCATCAATTGCAGTCAGTGCAACTACCTTGACGATCACGGGCGACAAGACAGCAGAATTTGCGAATGGCGACACGATTGATATTGCGGATCAGTTTAACAATGTTCGGGAAAGGAAAACCCTCACTGCAACTCCGACTTTCGGATCGGGAGTAACAACGCTGACCTTTACTCCGAGCGTGGTCAACGCAACCGGTTTTGCTACAACGGCGACAGTTGAGCGCGTTGATATTTTGCCAAAGATGAGCATTGTTGACAACAACGCAACGGAAAGTTTGGCTAGTCCGACTTATCAGAAAACATTGGAGGTCACTGTTGACGGGGAAGCGTTGGTTGAGGACGAATATCAATACAGTCCTAGTCCCGCAAATAATGATGTGGTTTTGCAATTATTATTGACGCGAAATACTACCGCAGTTGTGCCAAAGGTCAAAAGATACGGAATTGCACTAAACCCTTAATATGGAACAAATTATTCACGAAGGCGGCGCGATTGAGCGCATCAAATCAAAGGAGGAAAAAGATTTGCGAGCCAAGTTCAAAGACAAAAAAGAGGCTAAGGATTTGAGTGATGCAGATGTTAAAGAGTTGGTTTTAGCTATCGCAAAACAGCTTAAAATAATATAATCCTATGTCAGATCGCGAATTTCATCAGTTGCTTCAAGACATCGGCTATATCAAGGGTAAGGTTGAAAAGATTGATGGCATTGATGCTCGGGTTTTGACGATTGAAAAAAGGGTTAGCCGAATTATGGGCTGGGCTTCAGGTGCAGGCGCAGTTTTTGGTTTAACATTTGCATTGGCGAAGGATTGGATCAAGGGCGTTTGGAATAGTCATCAATAATTATGGACGAGGATGAGGTTGAAATTGAACAAGAGCGAGTTGAACAGATGGCTTGTGGCAATTGCGGCGCGATAGTTTTCAGCGATGAAGCGCGTTGCCCTGATTGCAACGAGCCGATGTGATTGTCCTTTGATCGCGCCTTTTGAGGGGGGCGCAAACAGCCCGAAAGGGCAAAGCGGCTATCAAGCGGGGTTTTTATAAACATAAGGTCGTCCTTGCTTGATGGGCGCGATGAGAGGATAATAAAGGTATGAGGTATCAAATTCCACACACAAATTACGAGGTCGGGCGGCACGGATATGCTATCGCGGGAGTGATTGTTCATATTCAGCAGGGCTATCAGAAAGGCACGATTGATTGGTTTATGAACGCAATCAGTCAGGTATCATCGCATTGCGCGGTGGCGAAAGACGGATCGGATGACGACTTTGTTGATTACGGGGACACCGCATACCACGCGGGCAGGGTCAATCAGCCCATTTGGTCGGGGATGAAACCTAACGCGTTCGGCGGTTGGGTCAATCCGAACTACTACACATATGGCATTGAGTGTGAGGGTTTTCGTGGCGATAGATGGACAGAGCCGCAGATGGTCAAGTTGGTTGCACGCGTCAAAGCCGCATTGGATTTCGCAAAACTTCCTTATACCCGAAAATATGTTGTGAGCCACAACGAGATCACCGCTGACAAAGAGGATATGCGTGAGTGGTGCGATGAGGTCATCAGGCGTTTGAATACCCCCGCAGTAGTGCCAGTTCCGCCTCAATCCGCAAAACAGGAAATGGTCGGAATGCTTGAAAAAGCATTGGAGATTGCAAAAAAGCTATGACGAAACACATTTTGACGAGCAAGATGGTTTGGTTCAACCTGATTTATACGCTTGGCGAGGTGATCCTGTTGGTGAAGGACATCGTGCCAGTGGCGTATGTGCCTTATGTGATGGCATTACAGGGGACAATCAACATCGTCCTGCGAGTTTGGTTCACGAACACGACACTGACAATGACAAATGAGCAGTAATGTGCTATAGTCGGTAATTGTCTATGCACTGTCACCTGTTATTGGGCTTCGGCGCGACAACAGGCAGGTTAGATCAAGGACTGTCGGATATTTATATCGCGACTTTCAACAAAGAAATGCCCCGCAAGGGGTGTTTTTTTACCTCAAAACAGCTATGTATATCGTGGTATACTTAGGTTGATGGGCGGACGGAGGTAAGGTTCGTGTTGGGTTGATCCGTTCATCACCTATGGCAAGCATTTTACAGAGGGCTGTGATGTGGTTCATCGGGTTCGGTATAGCGTTAGCGATGACCCCTCACGATCCTTCAAATAGCGGGATCGGGCAGGAATTATGGGTAGAAGTTGAGCAAACGAGCTTATACGCTCAAACACCCGTTATTTCAGAGCGAGCGCGCGTGATTGCCTTGATTTCGCAATATAGCAAAGAGTTCGGAGTGGATTTTGATTTAGCTTATACGATAGCGGAATTAGAGAGTGATTTCGTAGTCACTGCGAAAAACCCTCACAGTTCGGCATCGGGAGTTTTCCAGTTTGTCGCAAGCACTTGGCAGGGGTATTGTTCGGGCAATGTTTTCAACGCGGACGACAATGTTCGGTGCGCCTTGAAACTATTGGCGGAACGCAACGGGATAAAATATTGGCTTGCGGACAAAAGTATGGTTGATAGGTTAAGATTGCGGGGGTATGTGTTCAATTAAAAACGGACGAACGCGTGTGAGGTCGCGTCCGTCCTTATTTATTATATGGCTGATTGGCGGTATTGACAAAGCTATGGTGTTATGATATGCTATCAGCTATGAAAAACAATCAAAAGCGAAAGAAGTGTCCTCGTTGCGGCAAGTCGTATGTCGGTTTTCCTGCTTTGAGCCGTAGGGATAATAAGACAGATATTTGCTCAAAGTGCGGCACGGAGGAAGCGATGGTTGATTACGCGTATGTCGGCGCGCCGCGTGAATGGATACGCGACAGGGCATTTATGATCCAGTTGATCCGAAACAAAAAATAATGAAAATTCAAATGAGTGTCGGGCGCGGCAGTAAAGATCGTCCGCCGGAGGAGCTTGAAGTTGCAGGTTTCGCGGGGATGGTTCAGGCGGTCAAGAAACGGCTGATGAGTAGCATAATTGAGATCGTGGAGATGGAGGATGACAAAGGCAACGGCACGGGAACATACGATGTAATGGTCGGCGATTTAAGCAGAACTGTCGGATGGGTCAAGGTTTTGGATTTCAAGGAATAGCACGGGAAACCCGCAGAGATGCGGGTTTTTCGTTTTTGGGATACTTGCAATTTGATACAGATTTGATACATTTATAACTATGTATAAGGAAAAGGTCGCGCAACAAATTTACGATTTCATCAAGGAGTATTGGCTGATGAATAAGTATATGCCGACATTGGACGAGATCGCCTCAAAGTTCAGCGAAAAAGATACGAGGCGTTATCGGGGATGGGCGCGCTATTGGTTGCGAGAACTAGAAAAGGAAGGGCGGGTGATCATCATTAAAAACAAACATCGCGGCATCCGATTGGTTGAGCGCGATGGTAAAGGTCAACA